ATGGACAAGGTTAAATTGTTCTTCGACATGTTCTCGCAGCTCCCGTCATGGTTCACAAATCTTTGGATCCTTGTCGTAGCGTCGATTTATGGTATAAAGGGTACACAGATTTTTAGAAACGGAGGAAAAAAATAATGTCAAATTTTGTAGGTAAAAGACCAAATCCATTAGCGTATGCAATTCAAAAAATTTCTCAAAAATTATCTGGTCAAGGTAAAACAACGGGTAAAGAAGTTATTACAAATATTAATAAGGCAAAAAATGTAGATACAAAAAGAGCTATACAAGATAACGTTGTTTCAGCAGTTGATAGTGCTTTTAAGAAAGCAAATGTACCACCAAGTCTTATAAATCAACAAAAGAAAGCTAAATTAAAAAAAGATGAAAGTAAAAAATTAAAAGGTTTTTCTTACGAACTTGATAAACTTCAAGAAAAAATTGAAAAAAAAGCTAAAGGTGGCAGAGTTGGTTTAAAACGTGGAACTGGTTTGATGAATAAAAAATCAGATATACAAAAGATAAAAGAAACGTTTAGTCCTAAAAAAAGTGCAGCTAAAAAATCTACAAAATTTGGAATGCTATCTGTAAAAGCAGGAATAGATAAAAACCCTAATCCAACACAAGCAGATAGAATAGCTGGTGCTAAAATGAAAAGTAAAAAGAGGTTTGTATAATGGCAAAACTATGTCCTAGAGGAAAAGCGGCAGCGAAGAGAAAATTCAAAGTGTACCCGTCAGCATATGCTAACATGTACGCATCAGCAGTATGTTCAGGTAAGGTCACACCAGGTGGCAAGAAGAAGAGAAAAAAAGCCATGGGTGGTGGAATGATGAATCAACCTCGTGCTATGTATGGCAGAGGCGGCGGAGTTTGCATCAGAGGAATGAATAAGGACGCTTACGGAAAGAACTCGTAATGCGAACGTATTATTCGAAAGGTGGAGGACTCAGAAACTGGGTTAAACAGAATTGGGTCGATATTGCAAACAAAAAATCGGATGGTTCGTATCCTAAATGCGGACGAAGCGGTGGAGAGAAAAGAAAAAATTATCCAAAATGTGTGCCGATAGCAAAAGCAAGAGCGATGTCAAAAGGACAACGTAGAGGTGCAGTTGCCAGAAAACAGGCGAAAGCAAACACAGGACCTACACCTAGTAGAGCTGCAACATTTGCAAAGAAAAAGAAGACTGCGTAATGAGAAAAAGAGATAATCAACCACCTAAAACCAAAAAGTATTTCAGATCCACAAAGTCTGGAGCAGGGATGACAAAAGCTGGGGTCGCCCGATATAGAAGAGAAAATCCTGGCTCAAAACTAAAAACAGCGGTCACTGGCAAAGTCAAACCAGGATCAAAAGCTGCCAAACGACGTAAATCATTCTGTGCGAGAAGTGCAGGACAAATGAAAAAGTTTCCAAAAGCAGCGGCTGATCCTAACTCAAGACTCCGTCAGGCGCGTAGAAGATGGAAGTGTTAATATGAAAAAAGCAAAAGCAAAGATAAAAAAAGTTATCA